GGTCCGTCCCGCCGTTCTCCGCGCTGATCATGGCCGCGCTACGCAAGGCTGACTCATCGAACACGGCGAAGCTGCAGGCCGCATGGCCCGAGATCGCCGTCGAGTTCAAGTACCGGTACTGGTCCGGTGGCGGTCTACTGCCGTTCGAGCCCGGCTACAACCCGGCATCCGACGACAACCTGCCGGTGGGCGGTGCCTCGTGACCGCCGCGGGTTTCGCCTTGCTGGTCGCCATCTTCTTCGCCGCGATGCTCGCCACCGCGGGCGCCATGTTCGTCGCGTGGCTGTTCGGTGACGTCGACCCCGGCACCACACCCCGCGAGGTCGAACTTGACGCATGGATCGAAGATGTCTTGGAGAGTGGCCGATGAGCCCCCGCCGGAACGAAGCTCAATGCGGCACCGACTCGGGATACGCGAGGCACCTTCGCCTCGGCGAAACGACGTGTACGGCGTGCAGGAAGGCGCACCGACTCGAAGCCAAGGTCGGCCAGCTTGCGTCGGGGCGTGCGCTCCTGACGCTTCGACGAGCCCATCCCGGGGAGTTCGCCCGCGAATACATCCGCGAGCTCGGAAAGATCCGGGGCACGCGATGACACCCATCTCGTGGTACGAGGTCGATCGCCCGCCCGTACCCGGCGACGGCTGCCTTTGGTGCAACAAGACCCGCGGCGGCCACGACGACTTCGCGTGCGCGAAGTGGACCGACCCTGACGACGTGTGTCCGGTGTGCAACGGCGTCGGGGTCCTCGGGGATGTTCGCCGCTCGGATTATGACGGCCGTCGCTGCCACGCGTGTGGCGGGGATGGATATCTCGAATCGTCAAGCGTGGAAGAGGATCCGGCATGAGCGACTACTACAACTACTACCTCTTGACCTTCGTCGACGGGACCAGTGAGCGGGTCGGGGGAAACGACACCAGCCTTCGCGACGGTGTCCTCACGATCCGCACGTTGGGGAATTACAGCCCCGCCACCGACGTTCGCCACTACCCGCTCGCGAACCTTCGCGAATGGCACAAGGAGGAACGTCGATGACTGCCCTCGGATCAACCACCCGCACCGCGCCTGACGGGAGGGTGACCGTCACTCTCCCTGCGGACGTCACCACCGAAGACTGGATGACCGCGGCGGACGCGATCAGGGTCGCCTTCCCGGGCCGCTATGTGCAGTGGTTCGTCGACGCCGAGGGCCGGGACGCGTTCGCGGTCGCCGCAGCGGCGGACGAGGTGCAGCGGCTCTGCAGTCTGTGCGAAGCCGGTCAGCCGCACGGCCACGGCTTCGCCCACGAGAGCGGGCAGGCATGATCGGCTGCCTGGGTTACCGAAACGTGCCTCACGACTGGCGCCCGGACCCATGCCGTGACGATCGCATGGTCTGGTGCCAGACGTGCGGCAAACGGGTGTTCAAGTCGGCGCGGACGCTCGCGGCTGAGCGCGACGAAGCCGCGCATCAAGAGGTGCTGGCCGAGATGGCCAGCGAAGCCGACGGGGACGTGAACCGATGAACGAGGTCACCACCGTTCCTCGCGTCCGGACCAACCTCGATGAGCGCGAATACCACGCCGCGCCAGGGCTTTCCGCAACCGGCATGAAGTGGCTGCTCCGCTCGCCGAAGCATTACCGGCAGCAGATGGGTCAGCGGGTAGAGAAGGCTGCGTTTGATCTCGGGCATGCTGTCCACGGGAAGGTGCTCGGTGTCGGCCTGGACGTCGTCGTCATCCCCGAGGACCTGCTGGCGTCCAACGGTGCGGTGTCCACGAAGGAAGCGAAGGCGTTCATCGCGGACGCGCGTGCCAACGGACTCGTCCCGGTCAAGGCCGACGTGCTCACGCAGGTCGACGCGATCGCCGAATCCGTGCTGGCGAATCCGAAGGCTCGCGCCCTGCTTGGACTCGACGGTGACACCGAGCTGAGCATCTTCGCCGACGACCCCGACACCGGCGTGCCACTACGCGGGCGACTCGACCGGCTAGGCGAACTGTCCAGCGGCCGGCTCGTCAACATCGACCTCAAGACAACCACCGACGTCCGCCGCCACAAGCTCATCCGCACCATCGAGGACTTCGGGTACGACATCCAATCCGAGACGTACAAACACCTGCTCCGCTTGGCGTTCGACGACGCTGACGTGGCACCGACGCACCTCATCTTCGTGGAGACCGAGCCGCCCCACGAGGTGCGGGTCGTCCAACTCGCACACGAGGACTGGATCGACGGCGGGCTCCGCAAGATGCGCCGTGCCATCAACGTCTACGCGCGCTGCACCGCAACCGGCGAGTGGCCCGGGGATGACGACGCCCCCGGGTCGGCTGAAGCAATCACGCCGCGCCCCTACTACATCGACAACATCCAGGAGGACTTCTCGTGAAGATCATCAGGTTGACAGCAGAGAACGTGAAGCGGCTTAAGGCCGTGGAGATCACCCCGGACGGCAATGTCCAGGTCATCACCGGACGCAACGCACAGGGCAAGACCAGCGTGCTCGACGCCATCTGGCTCGCTCTCGGAGGTGGCGCGGCTGGGCGCGAGACCGTCCGGCCCATCCGTGACGGCGAGGACAAGGCGTCTGTGACGCTCGATCTCGGTGACCTCGTCGTGGTCCGTACATGGTCGGGTGACAAGACGACGCTCACCGTCAAGAGCTCCGACGGGGCGAAGTACGGCAGCCCGCAGGGTGTGCTCGACGCGCTCGTCGGACGACTGTCGTTCGACCCGCTGGAGTTCACCCGACTGTCGGCCCGCGAACAGGTAGCCGCGCTGCTCGACTTGGTCGACCTGGGGATCGACCTCGACGCGCTCGCACGCCAGCGTCAGTCGGCATACGCCGAGCGCACGGAGATCGGGCGGCAGGGCAAAGCGCTTGACGGGCAGTTGGCGGGACTCGGGAAGGTGGAGGACGCGCCGGCCGCCGAGGTCTCCGTCGCCAGTATCGCCGCCGAGTACCGGGCCGCCGAGAATGCGTGCCGGGAGCACCGTGCGAAGGTCGAGCAGGCGGCGTCGCTGGCCGTTGAGATCGGCGACTCGATCAGCGAGATCGCACGCCTCCAGGACCTTGTCAACGCGATGAAGCTCGACCTGGCCGACGCGAAGAAGGCGATCACCGACCCGCGCGACCTGCCCAACCTGACCGAGATCGACTACCGCATCAACGGTGCCGAGGACACGAACGCCGCCGTGCGCCGCAACGCACAGCGCACCGACGTCGCCGCCCGACTGGTCGCCACTCGCGCTGAGTTCGCGCAGGCAACCGAGGCTATCGACGGCATCGACAAGACGAAGGCTGACGCGCTCGCCGCCGCCGTGTTCCCAGTCGATGGGCTCGGCTTCGATGACGACGGCGTGACCTATCAGGGCGTCCCGTTCTCCCAGGCGTCCAGCGCCGAGCAGATCCGGGTCTCGCTCGCGATGGCGATGTCCCTCAACCCGAAGCTGCGGGTGATTCGCATCCTTGACGGGTCGCTGCTCGATGCGGACAACCTCGCACTGATCGCCGAGATGGCGACGGCACAGGACTACCAGGTGTGGATCGAGCGTGTCGCAGATGCAAGCGGCGTCGGCGTCGTCATCGAGGATGGACAGGTCGCATGAGCATTCAAACCCGCCGCCCAACCGGCAAGGCACCCTGGCCCATGATCCTCCTCGCAGGCGTCGAGAAGTCGGGAAAGACCTATGCCTGCGCGGCATTCTCCGCGTCCGACCTCGTCGACCGCACGTTCTACATCGAGGTCGGAGAAGGCACAGCCGACCAGTACGGCGCGCTACCCGGTGCACGGTTCGAGATGGTCGAACACGACGGATCATGGGCGGGCATCCTCGAAGCCTGCGAAGCTGCCGTGACCGAGCCGGTCACAGGCAAGCCGCACGCGATCATCCTCGACTCCGCATCCGAACTCTGGGGCCTGCTCTCCGACGAGCAAGCGTCCGTCGCCGTCAAGCGCGGCAAGGACACGATCACGATGGACCAATGGAACGCCGCGAAGAAACGCTGGCGCAAGGTCATCGACACGCTTCGCCGCAACCGCGGACCCGTGTTCATCACCGCCCGGTACGAGCAGGTCACCGTGATGAAGAACGGGAAACCGACCACCGACAAGGTGTGGAAGGTCCGGGCTGAGAAGGATCTCGGGTTCGAGGTCGACGGCATCATCACGATGACCGAGCCGCGGAAGCCGTTCATCGCGGGCGTTCGCACGATTGCGTTC